TGTACAGCATACGATTAAACGATTGTTTAATTGTTTATTGTATTTATAAAAAACAATGCATGTTACAGTTGAATAATGCACGTTATGATGTTATAATATAATTGTAGGTAGATAAGTGAACATTTTAAGAAAGGAGACTAAAAATGGATAGGACAGAAGCAATTAAAAAGGTTTGGTGTTTACTTAACCACGATAAAATTAAAGAAGCAGAAGACGTTGCCATAAAGTACAATATTAAATTGTTTGTTGGTGAATATTTTGTTCTATTAGATGAAGGCATGTACTATTACTTCAAAACAATTAAAGGAAAGGAGAAAAAAACATGAAAGGTTTAACAAAACAAGAGCTTGAGACATTAATGGAAGCAGAGAACATTATATTTTCGTATTTAGACGGTAAAGTAAAGGAAATTTTTAATGATTCGGGTATAGCGTTACATAAAGCTATTACAAAATACGTAAAGTTAATGTTTGAAGAGAGTAAATTTGATAATGATAAAGCTGTAGAAACGTATGTTAAAAGCGACATAATAGCATTTAATAATTTATATAACGAGAAAGTTGGTGAATAACCTATGGGAGAATGGATAACACATGCACAAGTGCGTAAGAGGTTTCAAGATCATTTTTGTGAGTCGTTATACGATCATCCGGAACTTGTAACACCTGACACGGTTGTTGAATACGAAAAAATGAAAGATATCATGAGAGAAGAAAACGGTACAGCTCTTTCATTATGTAACACCACATACCGCACAAATTTACACTACGCTTTTTTATACACAATTCAAGATAAAGTGTACGACAACGGTAAATGGTATATCGCGTATATAACAAACGATCAGCGCATTAACGTTCCGATTAGTGCAACATTGATAAGGGAGATGTATGGATGTTTAGAAGAAAAATTAAAAGAACAGTAAAAAATATGGCACGGTTAATTTTAATTGGAATATCATTACTATTGTTTTACAGTTTTTTCTATGCAATAGCTGTATTAGTCAATTACCTAGTTCCGTTACCGTAAAAATTAATACAAATGTTTCACGTGAAACATACATAAAAGTGAGGTATAATAATGAAAAGAGAAAATGTTGACGCAATCTATAAAGTAATGTTTGTGAAGTCCGGGTGTAGTTACACAGCACGTGTCGTTATTCCATCAAGCGCGGTTTCTGACTTAGGGATAACAGAGGGTGATAAAATACGGTGGACACGAACCCCGGACGGGTTATTGCTAAAGAAAGTTGGTGACAACAGTTGACCGTTAAAGAACAGTATAAGCGTGAATATCGAAATTATTTACGGCGTGTAAATAGAGCAGTGAAGCAAGGCTATATCGTGGATGTTATTGCACGAGTAAAGAAACCGACAAAAGCGTCCATCAACCGATTAAAACAGCTAACAGGAGAAAAGATCAGATCAAAGTCGCGTGTTGTTGATATTGAGACAGGGGAAATTTTAAAACCCATTAAGAACAAAAAGAAACGCTTAAAACAACAGAGAAAAAATGTAGATATACTAAAAGCTGATTTGCCGACTGTTGACATAGTAATTGATGGTGGATCTGGTATACCAGCAGATCTTGGTTTGGGTGTTGACATTTTGCCACCAACAGAAAGTTATGAACAGATTATAGATAATTGGTATCAACAGGTTAGAGAGTCGTTCTATTGGTACATTGCCCAGTTTATCGAGTGGCAGACAAATAGGCTGATATATGGTAAATCAGAAGAAACACGCAAGCGTTTTGCCTACGTGTTAACACAGCACCCGGATATATTTCCTGAGCCACCTTACGAAACAAGAGAAGCAATATTAAACAGTTTTAACGAAATAGCGCGTATGATGGACTTAGCGCCTGACAGTGAAGCTTATCATGATTTTCTATCTATGTATGACGGTGTTGAGAGTGAGGAATAGTCGTGTAAATAATGGTGAGATGTTATGGGAAGAAAGAAAGAAATAACTTATTGGGCGTGTGACTTTGAGACAACCGTGTGGACAGACGAAATGATAGAGCAAGCAGGACACGATCAAGATTATACTGAAGTGTGGGCAGGTGCGGACGTTGCACTATATGATGATACCGAACGTGTAACAATCACACACAGTATACGTGATTTTCTAACTAGATTCTTACGTATGTCAGGAAATAACGTTTTATTTTTCCACAACCTCTCTTTTGACGGGTCATTCATTGTGGATTTTTTGCTTCGTGAGGGATACACGCACACAAGCGTGAAAGACACTAATATGAGAAGCAGGCAATTCAAAACATCAATCTCAGCTATGGGGCAATGGTATTACATTAAAATAAAATGGTCACACACACTATTAGAAATAAGAAATAGTTTGAAGCTTATGCCATCATCTTTGAAGGCAATCGGACAGTCATTCAAAACGAAACACCAAAAGTTAGAAATGGAGTACACAGGGAATAGGCAAGCCTATTGCGATATAACACCGGAAGAAGAGGAATACATAAAAAATGACGTTCTTGTGTTGAAAGAAGCTCTCGAAATGATGTTCAACGAGGGGCATGACAAGTTAACGATTGGGTCATGTTGTTTGTCAGAGTTTAAGTCACATTACACAAAAAAGGATTTCGATAGATTGTTCCCTGACATACGAGATGATCCCATGCACTTTGAATTCTCAGGCTATAACAACATGTGGGAATATGTACACAAATCATACTCCGGCGGTTGGTGCTACGTGAATCCTAGATACGCACACAGAACTATAACATTAGGGAAAGTGTATGATGTAAATTCACTGTATCCGTCTATGATGCATAGTGTTTCCGGGAATTACTACCCTTATGGACGCGGTCAGTATTGTTTAGGCGCACCACCTGACCATATGAACAATAAGAATGATTTTTATTATTTTGTTCGTTGTAAGTTTCGGTTTCGGCTAAAACCGGGGGCATTTCCGTGGTTGCATATCCGAGGTAACGCACACTATAAAGGTAACGAAAATCTGTACACTTCAGATATACGGCATAAAGGACAATACTATAGATATTATTATGATAATGACGGAAATGTCTGTGATACATCACACGAGTTTGTGTTAACTAAAACAGACTGGCTATTATTGCAAGAAACATATGATTTGTACGATTTAGAGATTATAGACTTTGTGTGGTTTTACGCTCGTCCGGGTATGTTTGATGAATACATTGACCCGTACGCAGAAATGAAAAAGAAAAGCGAAGGTTTTAAACGGACATTGGCTAAACTTTTTCTTAACAACTTATATGGCAAGTTCGCCATGTCAGATGATAGTTCCTGGAAAGAACCATATTTATCTGAGGATGGAATCGTCCGTTTCATATTGCACGAGGAACATGAAAAAACTGTCGGTTATATTCCTGTCGGTTCAGCTATAACATCATACGCGCGAAATTTCACGATCAGACACGCCATAGCTAATTATGACCGTTTCTGTTATGCAGACACAGACTCTATTCATTTACAAGGTTTAGAGCCGGCTGAAATGGTTGTTGTTGACCCGGTTGATTTTTGCTGTTGGAAAAATGAATGTGATTTCGATTTTGCGTATTACGAGCGCCAAAAAACATACGCAGAACACGTTATAGCAGAGGACGGCGAGGAGTGTAAACCTTATTTGAATTTAAAAGCGTCAGGGATGACGAAACAAGCGAAGCAGGAGTTTATTGACCGCGGATTACCGGTGTCCGCGTTACGTGAAAACTTGCAACTTGAGGACGCTAACCTAAAGGGCGTAAGAATCAGAGGCGGTATATTGTTAAAAAATAAAACATTTAAAATACAGAAAAGTGTTGACAAAAAAGTGAATCCAGTGTATACTCATTAATGTAATCAAGATGAATGTTAAAAAAAAGAAAGGAGATTTAGATTATGATTACAAGAACAATTATTACAGCAAAAGTTAAAGCTGAGGTCGTTGAAAAAACAGATCAGGGAATCCAGTCAAGAGAAGTAGAGGTAAATGTTGAGAAGTGTACCTCAAAAGAAAAGGCAGAAATCGTATTGGGTAAAATGTTCAAAAATTCGATTGTGAATGTTGTGGAATGCGTGTTCTATGTGGATAAGCGTGTGATGAGTGATTCTGATTTTGCTAAACACTCAACAGTGAAAGAACATCTGATCCTCACAGAGGAAGAGGTTGCAGACATTAACGCTTCAAGAAAGAGAGGTAACTAATTATGATGCATAACATTACAAAACTTGATATGGCGAATGTGGGATCTGGACTTGGATTCAAAGATGCAGTGGAGCAGGGTGCCGAGGGTGTGCTTGAAGGTTTCGGTATCGTGGAATCTGAAAGATTCAACGAGGAGATGGAAGAACTGGAAACGGTTGCAATTTCTGTCGTTAAAGTGAATGGACAGCTTTTTTCAGGTACATCAAAAGTTGTTGAGGGCAGATTAAAAAATCTGAATGCAATCGTTGGAGACAGTAATGCTGTCGAAGAAAAGAAGATCAGCGTAAAATTTGAAAAAATTAAACTCGCAAAGGGTGACGGCACAAACCTCATTGTAACTAGATATGACGAATGATCAGAAAGGGCGGAAAACCGCCCTTTCTTTATAAGGTGGTGTAATATGATTAACTTAGAAAAATTAAATATGACTATTGTAACATCTGACACATTAATGCGTATCATCAATGACCCATATGTACAATCTGTGACACCGTACACAGACAGAAAGGGATTACAATGTTATAACGTAGTGGCAATGAGTGGCGAAAGGTATAAGGTGTTTACGCATGGAAAAATATTATGATTGTAATTATTTGTTGACTCTGAAAGATCGTAACGGAAAAAACCCGGATATATATATTACAGATGGAAATCGAACAGCGGGTAAAACCGTGTCATTTAAACGGCGTCTAATCGACACCTTTTTGAAAGAAAAAACAGACGTTAACCAGTTCTATCTTATCTATCGTTATAAAACAGATATGCAGTCCATGTCCGATTCATTTTTCACTGACATTCGAAGATTGTTTTACAATGGACATGTTATGACCGAAAAGAAATTGTTTGACGGTGCCGTAGTACAATTACTGCTAGATGATAAGCCTTGTGGGTGGTGCTTACCATTGTCACTGTCAGGGAAAATTAAGAGAATGTCGTCCATATTCGTGCAAGTGGCTCATGGATTTTTTGACGAATACCAAGACGAGTCTAACAATTATCTGCCAAACGAAATAGATAAGTTAATGTCTATACACACTTCTATCGCACGCGGTGACGGAAAGCAGAGTCGGCGTGTTCCGCTATATATGGCAAGTAACACCGTATCAATACTTAACCCATACTATCAAGCACTAGGTATTAATAAAATGCTAAAACGTGACACAAAAATATTACGTGGTGACGGTTGGGTATACGAGCGAACATATAACGAGAACGCCAGTAAAGCTTTTGAGAGTTCAGCTTTTAACCGCGCATTCTCAGGATCAAAATACTTTTCCCACGCGTCACAGAACGTGTATTTGAATGACAATGACGCGTTAATCGCACGACCGTCAGGCGCGTCTGAGTATATGCTTTCGATACGCTACAATGAAATGTGGTACAATGTAAGAAAATACAACAGTTGTGTCTATGTGTCAGAGGGTGCGGACGAAACATTCCCACGGCGTGTCTGCTTCAATTATACGGATGTTATAGACGATCGCGCAGTGATGGTGAACAGCAGTAACTATATTATTATGGCGTTACGAAATTATTTTCACCGTGGTTTGATGCGTTTCCAAAACCTCGCTTGCAAAAATATGGTGTTCGATATGCTATCTTTTTTATAGGTTGACAAAGGTAATAAATTGTGTTATTATAATATTGCTCCCCTATTTGAGTAGAATCACTGACCGCGCCCGGACGCGTTAATGGGCAAGTAGTCAACCGGGGCGGGTGGAGTAACGCACCCTTTGATTTATCTTATAGGTCACGGGCACATAAATAGCGATTTCAACAAATTTAATGTTGACATCGCTATTTTATTTTGCTATAATGTGATTAACGATTAAGTGATTGCTTAATTGTTTAACGTTAATCTTGATTCATGTTTCACGTGAAACATCTTGATTCATGTTTCACGTGAAACATCTTGATTCATGTTTCACGTGAAACATTACACAGAAAGGGGTGGAGTTATGGACACTATTAACGCAGTGATTAACGCTGTTGCTACGGTTGGTTTTCCGATTGTGTGTTGTGGTGTGTTAATGTATTATCAGAAATACACACGTGACAAGGATTCTGAACAGCTTAAACAGCTGGCACAATCACACGCAGAAGAAATGAAAACAATGGCGGATGCACTAAACAATAACACCGTTGTGTTACAGAAGTTATGCGACAAGCTAGATAGTGAGGTGAATGTGAATGAAAAAAAGTAAGGACCTGATCGTATTATTCCTCTCTGTTATGCTTGTTGTTTCACTACCAGTTACAGCTAGTGCTAATATGAACGGTATTGACGTGTCTAACTGGCAACGTGGAATTGACGTAACACAGATGCATGATGTTGAGTTCGTAATCGCAAAAGCAACAGAGGGCACAAGTTATGTGAACCCTGATTGTGACAGAGTGTATCAAGACGCAAAGAAGAGCGGAAAAAAGACGGGTGTATACCATTTCGCGAGAAAGGGTGACGCCATCACACAGGCTAAGTATTTCGTAGATCACATTTCCGGCTATATCGGACATTCTGTGTTGGTTTTGGATTATGAGGCATCCGCAGTCGATCAAGGTGTCGGATGGGCGAAAGACTGGCTAGACGCTGTTTATAACATGACAGGTGTGAAACCTGTGATCTATATGTCAAACAGCGTAATTCATAGATACGACTGGAGCTCAGTGTCAGAGCATTATTCCTTATGGAACGCGGGTTATTATTCGGGGTATAACACGATTTATGGGTTCGTAGACAACCCGCCGTTACGTGGTTCACTTGGTGAGTTTTACGACAACACAGTGTTGTATCAATACACCTCGTCAGGTCGCTTGCGTGGATGGTCGGAAAATTTAGACTTAGATCTTTTTTACGGTGACAATGCGGATTGGGATAAATTAGCAGGTTATGTTGCGTCAGATAACTATAAACCGTCTGAGCCAAACCACAAAGCAGAAGATCGTGTTGTGTATTACACTGTACAGTCAGGTGATACGTTGTCACGTATTGCACAACGATACAACACAACGTACAAATATCTTGCTGAGCTGAACGGTATCGCGAACCCGAACTTGATTTACCCAGGACAGGTTCTCACAATTTCCGGCGCGTATTCATCAAACACGAATACGGAAAGTGTCGCAACGTACACAGTAAAAACAGGTGATTGTTTATCCGTCATTGGAAAAAGACTTGGTGTTTCGTGGCTTGATATTGCAAATAGAAATGGTATTCATTCGCCTTATACTATTTTTCCGGGTCAGGTGCTGACAGTTGCGTCAGGTTCGCAGTTAACCAACAGGTCACAGTATTACACAGTGCGATCAGGTGACACGTTGTCCGGCATTGCAGCACAGTACAACACAAATTATCAGACACTCGCTAACCTAAATGGAATCGCGGACCCTAACTTGATATATAAAGGTCAGACTATAAGGTTGTGGTGATATGCCGTCTATTAACACAGCATACACGTGGATGATTAACGCGTGTAATGCGCCTAACATTGGATATTCTCAAAAATATCGGCGTGGACAGAATGTAAACGGCATAACGTATTATGATTGTTCCTCATTGATATCACAGGCATTAACGCAAGCCGGCTATTTTCAAGAAAATCCTTGGTTCACAACAGCCACCATGGGACAGTATTTGCTAGACCTTGGTGCACAACACTATAAAACAGACGCTGTTCAGTGGCAAGCGGGTGACATTCTAGTTGTTCGCAGCGCAACACGTAATCATACAGAAATGTGTTATGAACCCGCTGACAGTGGTGGCATTACAATGGGTGCGCACACAGCTAATGTTCCACTTGCACAACAGGTTTCCATAAATAACTTTGTGACCGGGGTTGATTACTACACAGACCTCTATAGATTAGGAAAAGCCACAAAGCTTAAGTGGATTGCAAAAAATAACTATCTCACAGAGGAAGAAATGCAGAATAATGCTTATGTATTTTATTCTATCATGTGGGGGTATGGTTTTACATTGAACGCTGTCGCGGGTATGCTTGGCAACTTTGAGCGAGAATCCAATATCAACCCGGGATTGTGGCAAAACTTAGATCAGGGAAATTATAGTCTAGGTTTCGGACTCGCTCAGTGGACACCCGCAACAAACTATACAAACTGGGCGAAAAGTCAGGGGTTCGAAATTGATGATGGTGACGGACAGTGTTTGTGGTTGGATACGCAGACTGAGACATCCGGTCAGTGGATTCCAACTACACAATATAAAATGTCGTGGCTGGAGTTTAAAAAAGCTACGGATGAGCCTGAATATCTTGCAAGTGTGTTTCTAAAAAACTTTGAGCGTGCCGGAGTCGAAGTCGAGGATGATAGGCGAAAAAACGCGCGCAAGTGGTATGAATATTTAAAAAATTTTAACCCAAACAACCCACACGTAAAAAAGAAAAAGAAATCGAAATTGTGGCTATACACTATGCCACTATGGAAAGGAGCTAATAGAGTATGACAAGAGAAGAAGCGCTAACACAGATTATTGATGCTCTTGAAAATGTTGAGGAGTTTGACGAAGCTCTCACAACTTTAAGAACACCTACGGAAGATGAAACCACTTGGAAAGCGAAATATGACGATCTTGCGGAAAAGTATAAAACACGGTTCAAAGAGGAAATCATGACACAGAATAGTGGGGTATTGGAAAAACCGATCGAGAAACCAATTACACCTGAACCTGTCCCGAAACTGGAAGACTTGGACTTTTCCGGGGACACAGAGTAATGAAAGGAGAGACTAAACATGGCAACAAAAGCAAGTAATGTAGCAATTTTAAATGCAATGAGGTCAGAGTATGAGCTTGAAAACAGACTGCCTGAAGTGACTCAGAGCAATTTGTCTGAGATTTTCACAGCTATGATGAGTTATTCACAGGGTAAAAATCAGATTATCCCATCTCTACTTGAGAGAATCGGTCTACAGACTGTGGACTCAACAGCTTGGAGAAATCCTCTTGCTATGTACAAAAAAGATCCTATGCGTTATGGTATGACACACGAAGAAACATTCGTAAATATGTGTAAGGGTAAACTGTATGACCCACGTGAGTCATATGAATCAGCATTTCAGCAGTATCAGTCGTATATCCTGAGTGTGTTCCACAAGGTCAATCTGAATATGCAGTACCCAGTTACAGTGACATTCGACAACTTGCGGTCAGCATTTTTGACAGAATATGGAATCCGCGATATGATGGGTATGAAGATGCAGTCAGCCGTATCCGGCGCGAACTGGGATGAATACAACGCTATGAAAGGTATGATTGACACTGGCTATACACAACAGGTTTTACCGGCTGTGACTATTTCGGCTGTTACGGATGAAGCGTCCGCTAAGAAAATGCTTGCAGAGGTGAAAGCAGCGGTAGATGAATTTAAATTCCCGAACCCGGCTAACAACATTGCGGGTGCGACTTCTACATCTGAGCCATATAACCTTATTTTCATTACAACACCGAAAGTTAACGCGCAGATTAGTGTGGATGCACTGGCTTATGCGTTCCATCTCGATAAAGCACAGGTAGATGTGAGAACCGTCATCGTTGACAAATTCGCGAATTCAGCCATTCAGGGCGTGCTGTTGGATATTAGATTTTTCAATGTGAGAGATCAGTTCCGTGAAATGAGCGATCAGCGACTCGCAAATGTTCTTGCATGGAACTATTTTTACACTATGGTGGAAATGATTAGTGCGTCACCATTCTACCCGATCAGAGTGTTCACTACAGATGTGGTGGCTACACAGTCATTAACTATTTCCGCGACAGGTGGAACATACACACCGGGTACAGTGGTCAATGTTCCGGCAACCGTGAAAGGTGGCACAGGGACATATCATCAGAAACTTTTGAGTTATAGCGTTTCAGGTGCAACTTCGAAAGATACATATATCTTGCCTGGTACAGATCAGTTATACGTTGGTTCAGATGAATCATCGGCAAAACTTGTTGTTGAGATTGTTTACAGACCTGATGAGTCAGTGAAAACAGCCGTAAATTTTACGAAAGCGTAATAGAAACGGCGTTACAAAAAGGTCAGAACAAGGCAAGAAATTTATAGGGGGATAATAACATGATTCCAATGCCTGCACAGGCGAATGTGGTGCCACGTGCACCACAAACACAATTAAGACTATATAGGGGTGTTCCATGGGATAATTCGTATAATCATGTCAGATTGTACAACTCAACACAGGACTTGTTAAATCATCTTGAAAACTGGAGAGTTAACCTCTCCAGTGAGTTAGATGAAATGTCACCTATTCGGGTTGGGTCACTTGACGTGAAAGTACCATTCACTGAAATGTCTGCGCTTAATCTAAACTACTTAGCATTCAATAACTATGGGTTACATGATGAATGGGTATTCTGCTTCATTACATCAATAGAGTGGAGATCAGAGCGTACAACTAGAATCATATTTGAATTGGATGTTTTTCAATGTAACTGGTATAAGTTGAAAGTGAAACCGTGCTTTATCGAATGGCAACATATTCCAAAAAGTCAGGACAGAATCGGGGCAAATCAGATACCCGTAAATCTTGAAACTGGAGAGTCAGTAGTGGCAAATTCCTATCTATATCCATTGTACAATATGGACATATGCGTCTATGTTTCAGAGGGAACAACGGGTGAACCTTTTGACGGTTCAGTCGTTAATGGGATATATAGAACAGGGTCACTAGGGCATTACAGTGTGAAAGATGTGGATACCGTAAACAAACTAATCAACCAATACACGGAAGAGGGTGTTGTGGACGATATCCTAGCAATATTCATGGCACCACAAATTTGCATTAACGCGATCAAGGGCGATAACACAAACCGTGCTGAGTTTAAATTGCCATTAAACAAGGGTGATATTTTCGGCGGGTACACCCCACGCAATAATAAACTGTATAGTTACCCGTTTTGTTATGCTATGGTTGACAATAATGAGGGTCAAGCGAATGTCTACCGGTTTGAATTGTCAAACAATGCCGATCACAGCATTGACTTTGAGATAGTAGGTGCAATGTGTACCTTACCACAGGTGTTAGTAGCGCCATCTAATTATAAGGGCGTCAATCGTTTGTACTCTGAATCGTTAGTCATAACAGGCTTTCCACAATGCGCTTTCCAGTCTGACACATTCAAGGCGTGGGTTGCACAGAATAAGGGGGCACTGGCTGTTCAAGCTACATCTATTGTAGCTGACTCATTACAAGCACCGGTTGGCGCAATAACCGCAATATCCACAGGTGGAGCTGTTGGCGGAACTCAAGTGGCATCAGGTTCTGCTAGTGCAATACAAGGCACTATGTCATTATTGGCTCAGCTAAGAGACAAATCTGTTGTTCCGGCATCTGTTCACGGTAAAGCACTCTCTGAGAATGTTAATGTTGCTTGCTCATTGACAGGATTCACTTTCTACGTTATGTCGTGTCAGGAAGAATTTGCACGTGTGATTGACTCATTCTTTGACGTGTACGGGTACCCCATCAACAAAGTTGCAACACCAAACATACGTAGTCGGTCAACATGGAATTACGTTAAAACAGCGGGGTGCGGTTTTACTGGGGCAGTTGACCTTGCACAACTACAACAGATTAGATCTATTTTCAACAGTGGTGTTACATTGTGGCATACAGATGATATCGGAAACTATTCACTGCCAAACAATTAGAAAAGAGGTGATAGTATGGGTACAGTGAAAAACCCTTACCGGGTATACGAAAAGGACATAAATCAACCATGTGACGAGCAAGACATCACTGAATTCTACTTTTTTAACAGTATCATGAACTTGTTTGTTAATCGCTTCAAATACACAGGATTACCCGGATCAATTGAACCATTCTTTATAGAACGCGTCATGTTTTTTCACGGATTGGGATCATTCATTTATGATGATGTAGCGGATGCTTTCGCTTTTATGAAAGTGAATTTGTCAGGAATGTATGATATATACAACGTTCCACAGGATAGATGGGCATATGCAAATAACGGCTACATGAAAGAATACGGGAAAGAAAATTCTGTCATTATGTGGGATAGTGCCACAGCATTTCCATATTATTATACGGCTTGTCTGTATGCAAAAACTATGGCAAATGTATGGCGCACACGTGACATTAACATGCTTAGTCAACGTACACCTGTTGTGATTGCTTCATCCGACGACGAAAAACTAAGTTATCAGGTACTCGGTGACGAATACTCCAACTATGTTCCTGTGATTAAAATTAGCGACACAATTAATATTAAGAATTTACAAGCTATCACATTAGGCGCGCCTTATGTTGTTGACAAGTTGGAAGATGAACTCACCGTGTTGTGGGGTCGTGTACTAACTGATCTTGGTTATGAGTCGAACCCATCAGAAAAAAGAGAAAGACTGATATCCGATGAAGTTGCCGGGAACAACGGTCACACAGAAGGTAATCGAAATCTAGCACTTGCGCTGAGAGAACGCGCAGTTGACGCTTGCAACAAATTATTCGGATGGAACGCAAAAGTAGAATTTAGATCGAATCTACCAACGCCGGTAAATGCCCCGGGTCAGTTTATGTCAAACATTGACAGAAAGGGTGATGATATTGAGTAAGTATACCACAACTATATATAATATACTCCAAAACATTGTACCAAACTCTGAAAGTCTGACCCCGGATGAACTAGTTGAACGAGGTGTGAACGCCTTTTTCGACTTCTCATTTCCGTGGTATAACAACACAGGTGACGGAAAATCCGAGTTTATGACCGCATACTTAACAAGGTATTTGAACAATGAAATAGGACAAGAAACGTTGGGGATGCATAAGCAATTTTTTAAGGGTCTAATGTATGAAAACATGGAAGAAATGAAACAAAAATATAGATTGCTTGGCGATATGCCTAACGTTGCGGGAGAAAGGGTGATGAAACACAATGAAAACATAAACGACACAGAGACAAGTAACACAGATGTAAAGCAAGATGCAGTATCTACAGATACTTCAAATCAGAAACAAAACTCGCAGTCTATTCATTCAGACAACCCACAAGTCACAATTAGCACAAATGACTACGCCTCTGAAATGGATAGAGGTGAATCGACCACAAACAACAGCACAAATACAACAACAAATTCTTCCGGGCAAAGTGATAGCAACCGTGTAGGCAACACAAAACGCACACTATCTGAAAATGTGACAGACACATGCAATAGTGATAAATATTTTAGTGCAATTTCTGAGGGCGTGTATTTAATCAACACAATACTATTGAAACGGTGTAGAAAACTATTTATGCAAGTGTGGTGAAAAAAGTGAGGTGATAAAAATGGAAATAACACCATTAATCAAATTAAGTTGTTGTAATCTACCATCAGTTTATAATAACAAACAGTCATACTATGAGGTTCTGTGTTATCTTGAAAAAAAGATAAATGAATGCATTTCAGCTATCAATGACTATACAAATGAATACGAAGATTACACGGACACGCAAATCGCTAAATTAAAAGCAACGCTTGAAAGTGAAATACATTCCCTTGAAGAGTATGTGAACACACAAGTTGCTGACTTTAAAGGGTATGTTGACGAAAAAATTACTGTTGTTGAATCTGATTACAACGAAAAAATAACAAAACTCGAAGTGTCAATAAACAAGAAAATAAATGATATTTCGAAATCATTGACAGAGTTGACAAAAACCATGTACCGTCTAAACGCTGAAACGTATTCATACATCAATCAGCAGATTGATAGATTGATTGATTATGTTGACAAGTACGCCTGCGAGAATATACAGTGTTATAATCCTGTCACAGGACAATATAACAACATATGTAAAATTCTTGGTGATATTTATGACTCAGCGAGATATTGTGGAATAACTTGCGATGAATTTGACGATTTGGAGCTGAGCTGTAATGGTTTTGAAGCGCTAAGCATGATGGCTCATGATTTTGATTTATACGCGGGGTGCAAATTAATCCCGTCAAGTCAGTTATATATGTTCTCACCGCTCACCGGTGAATACGTATTCTTTCAAGATGTGATTTATCAGTTGGCTGAATTACACACCAACGCACCAATTACAGTTAACGAGTTTGATGCTATAGTAACACTAACGTGTAATACCTTTGCAAGTTACAATATGACTGCGTACACGTTTGATAACACAGCAAAAGATATATTAATGTAAGGAGAGATTATTATGAGTAGTACAAACAAAACAACAAACTATAAATTGTCACAGTATATCGGGACAGACAAACCTACGTACCTTGGTGATTATAACAGCGATATGTTAAAAATCGACAAACAGTTGAAAGCGAACGCAGATTCTGCGAGCAATGCAGTGAGTGCAGCGGGTGCAGCTCAGGCAGTTGCAGCAGACGCGTCAAAAAATGTGCAGAGCTTAAATGATTCTTTGACCGCTAACAGTGCAGATATCGCCAGTTTAAAAACAAAAAACGCACAACAGGACTCATCTATTCAGAACGCGTCAAATACGGCAAGCTCAGCACTGAACAAGTCAAATCAGAATGAGCAGAATATTACAGACATTAACACACGTAATCAGTGGGTTTATGGAACTAACATTCATAATACGGGACTTCCTAACTATTCATCAGGATCATGGAACTGTTCATATAACAAGTTTTCAGGACTGTTAAACATCGTTGGGCAGATTGAATTCTCTCAAGGTTCAACTATTTCCAATTCAACAAGAATCGCCAAAATCCCTGATAATATTATGAAAATGATTCAGTCATCAGGAGATAGAAGAATTTGGTGTTCTTTATTCGTCACAAGGGCGGACACTACACTGGAAGTTAATAATATTTTCATGGATCAGAGTGGAAATATGTATACAAGAGGAACATTAAACAATGTGACGTATATGGATATTGATATTATGCTTAATACTTCAAATTGGTCTTTATAAACACAATCACATTGTAAATCTATATACGGATGCCACATCACGTGGTGTCCGTATTTTTATGAACACAATAAACAATTAAGCAATCGTTTAATCGTATTGTATCTTATCGTGCATTATACACGCAAGGGGAATCGTGCTTTTTGCGGGGAAAACGAAATAC